TCTTCCATCCAATACGAATATTCTGAGAAGCCAAGATAATTATTTTATTTTCTATGCGACCATATATATCTCTAAAATTTTCAGCGATTGATATACCACTACACGATTTACCCACTCCTACACCGTGAAATATTAATAAACCATGATAAGGTGTATTGGGAGATATTAAATTTTTTAAAAACAATTGATGAGGTGATAATTCAAAATATTCACTATCACATTTATCTCCGATGGAACCACTTTCTTTTGGTATAGTATGTCTTCTTAATTCTTCTTTTTGATATAATTTATCGGGAAAATCTGCTTCATAAATATCAGGATAATTAAAAAAATGATCGCCTTTGAATTTAGAACCATTCATATACGTTGAAATATCGCTATTCAATTCTGAATCTTTATCATTGATATCATATATTTTCTTTGAATCAATGAATCGCTTCAAACCTTCTAATAAACAATCTTTCATAAATTTAGTATCTATTTTTTTCATTTCACCTCCCCGAAAGAAATCATTTTTATCTTTCTTATCCATTTTAGGATCGGTTCCATCAATCCTATCATATTCTTCGTAAATTTTTTCGTAATCTAAATTTAAATCATAATAATGATCATAACATTCTTTTATTCTTTTCTCTGTATTTAGCGATTTATCTCTTATAAACAAATCTATCATATATATGATAGTTTTATATAAATAATTTAAACAATTAAACTATATTTTTCGCCCCTCACTATCTCTATAAATTTAAAGACTTTATCTATTAACCTCTTCCTACTACAATGATAATCTCGCAATTTACCGAGTGCCTCGGTTTGGGTTAACCATTGTATATTTTTTATTTCAGATATTTGTTCATTATTATTCGGATCTAATAGGGGTATTTTTTCTTTATTTTTTAATTTACCGACAAAATAAATATATTTGTATCTAATATTGTTTTCTCCTAGAAATTCTTCTATAAATGGCGACAAGTTAGTAATGATATCATAATCTTTGTCCATATAATTTGTTTCTTCTTTGAATTCTCTTTTTGCGCATTCAAAATCATTTTCATTTGTATTTCTCCGTCCCTTAGGAAATTCCCATTCACTAAAAGGATAATTATAGTTGCTATTATGAATTAAATATTCAATATTAATTTTAATATCATTTAAGAGGAAACCCTCTTTCATTTTATTAAATTTAATCTCGCATTTTGTAAAATCATCATTCGGTACAAAGTCATCACTGATTAGCCATAAATTGATCCATAATTCTCTAAAATCTAAAGTTGCTAATCTATTCTTTTCACCAACACTACATTTATCAATTAATACCTGAATATATTTTAAATCTCTCATGTCATATTTCCCTCTTAAAAAATCTATATAACAAAGAGAATCTTTTCTCTGAATCATTAAAACTTTAGCCTCATCACCATCATCTCTAAAAATTAGATTACCACAACTAGTAATAGGAAAATTACAATCTTTATACATATGTCCTTTTTTACCGCAATTATTACAATACATAACTCTTATGAAATAATATGAGTTTTCTTTTTAAATTATATATCTATCTATAATTTATAAAACATGAAACAATCTATCAAACCTAATATATGGGGACCTCACGGATGGAAATTCTTACACTATGTATCTTTAGGTTATCCTAGTAATCCATCAGAAATAGATAAACAGAATTATAAAAATTTTTATACTTCTATGCAGCATATCTTGCCGTGCTTAAAATGCGCCCAAAATTATGCTCATAATTTAAAAAAATATCCAATTGATAATCATCTTGGTTCTAGAGATACATTAGTCAGATGGGTGATTGATATTCATAATCAAGTGAATAATGAAACCGGAAAAAAAGAATATACTTATGAAGAAGCAATAGATTTATATATGAATGGTTCTGATAATAAAATAGTAGGAGATTATTTATTTAAACTCGCTGTTCTCATCGTCATTCTATATTTCTTATATCAATTATTAAAAAAATAAATAAGATATTATAATATAGATGAGTTATAATTTGGATCAAGTATATACAGTACAACGAGTAGACCATGATACTCCGTGTTCGCTACGCCTGGGTCATAATTTCACAATAAAGAAAGTTATCCCAGAAAAGATTATCCCCAAAAAGTACAAAATAGAGACAGATTTAGGTGATTGTGTAATGAGTTTAACAGGGGACGAAATTGCTAAATTTGAGGGGCTCGGGGGGGGTGGTAATCGTAGATCAAAGCGCAAGAGGTGTAGATCAAAGCGCAAGAAGCGTTCCAAGAAGCGTAGATCAAAGCGTTCTAAGAAATAAATTACTTAAACCATACCGAAGCGTTATCGTCCTCAAAATATGGATTATTACCTTGGACTATCTTACCACTTTTAGTCTTCACTCTTAAAATATCCAAGACATTATCTTTTTTATCATTCTTCTGTAGAACACGCTCTAACATTCTATGACCGGTTGTCTGAAAGACAAATCTCCCTTTCCATGTCTGGTAAATAGGATTCTTTATCTTTTCATAAAAACTACTTTCAGATTCTTTAGCAATCTCTAAAAATAATCCCTCACCCTTATGCGAACCCATTACGGCATTATAAGGTAACTTCTTTTTATCATCGTGCCACGTTACAAAAAATAATGGTTTCTTAAATAAGTCGTTCAATGATCTTAAAGGGTGAATATCACAATCTATATAAATTCCACCATACTTATGTAATATTAAATATCTTATAAAATCGGCCCTCTGTATCGGTATTGTAAAATCATTCCACAGAGATAAATATTGTGGATAATGTTTTTTTATCAATTCGGTACATTGTTTTAAATTCCACATTTTGTATACATAATTATGTTTTTTACTGAATGCTTTTGTTTTCTTTACATTTTCATAAAAAACGGGAATATCTTTTAAAGGGATATCATCGTCAAAGATACCATAAATCTGGTGAACTAATTTTTTTGTTTTATTTTTATTTGATTTTCTTACTGTTTTTTTAGATTTTATTGTTTTCATAACTAAACTATATACTAAGGTAGAATTTATTTTCATTGCTTTCCTAGAAGTTCATATAATTTTAGTGCATGTTCTTGATATTCTGATTTGGTCCAACCTGGCCCACACACATCCCCATTTTTTTTGAGTTTATCTTCCTCTATTTTCGTCCGAAGACGATATATAGTTGGTCGTCCGCCTGCGCTGCGGTCGCCACCCAGATGATAATGGGATCCCTCGCTATCCCATACACCCCATCCAGAACCACTGGCCACGCTACTGGAACCATCACTCATATTGAGGATAATATTGTGCTGTGGTTTTGATCGGGGTGGAGCATTAGCCTTCTGCCCATTCAGTTCTCCAAGCGAAATACTGAACACTGAAACCATCGGTTGTTTTTTAATGAACTGAACTGAAACAAAGACAAATCAAATTTATGAACAAGCGAAAAAAAATGATATATATATATAATACTAGACTAGAATTTTTTCACCAATTAACAGATAGTTTAAGGAGGTCAATTATCAAAACGTCATTATCACACGGATCTTCGGGTGAACCCATCTGGATAAAGATTTTCGCCAGACACCCTTTTGAATGACGTCGCTGGGGATATTTTGTGAAATGAGCTTTCAGGGGGGTGAACTCTGTTGTATCTAGAGTCTCAAGCAATTTACTCAAATACTGAGTTTTAATAGAAACTACAACCTTATCTGTAACGAAATCATCTATATCAAAATCACAATTATCTCCACATCGTGGATTTCCTTCTATGATCTCAGTGATCTGGATCGGTGATTCAACTCGGAATTTTGATTTTCCGAGTGTCGGATGCTCAGCTTCACCAAATATGCCATAGTCACTCACTTCATTATATTCAAAATTCCACCCATATCGGTTACCCGATCCCAAAGAAGAAAGGTTCTCTCTAGGGACCCCAAGTTCATGGAGTCTCTCTTGGGCTTGGGTAAGGGCGGCGACATTGCTAAGGAGATTCATCTCTGTGCTGATAGTTGGAGATGCGAGTTCTTTTCTCTGTGTTTGTCTGTATTATGCTTTCTCTTATACGTTGTTTTTAATGAACTGAACTAAATAAAGACAAATCAAATTTATGAACAAGTGAAAAAAAAATGATATATATATATATATGAATAAATTTGAAGGATGGACCGAAACAACTAGTTCGGATAATTTAAAACAATTCTTAGCGACAGAAGATATAAAAGGTCAAACCGATAGAGGAGAAATTAAAATAGAGACCGGTTCTATATTATTGGGATTACCAAATGAAGAAGGCGTGAATCTATATTATTTAAGAGAAGAATTATCAAGCGGAATCTATCCAGAAGGAATAACCATCGGCGCTGCTGATATATCAGGATTGACAGAAATTGACGGAGGTATACCTAGATATTCTAAAGATATAGATAGTAATAACTATAGATTTACAATTGGTGATTTTATATATATTTTTAAACCAAAACACACTTATACAAGTGGAGAGAGACAATATCTAACTGAAATTTTAGAAAAAATAATTCAGTGTTATATTCAAGATGAAACCGACGGTACATTCACCTTGAAAGAAGGTATTTATGAAAGTTTGGAAGCTGAATATAAAAGTTATGTTGATTATGTAGGGGATAAATTAGACTATATAAATATGGCTATAAAATTAGGTCAGATTAGTAATAGTATACATGAAACAATAGTTAGTAAGAGAAGTCCAACAAGTGCCAGTTTAAAGAGTAAATTTAAAAAAAAGAGTTCTAAGAAGCGTCCTAAAAAGAAGAGTTCTAAGAAGCGTTCTAAAAAGAGTAAATCTAAAAAGAAGCGTTCTAAAAAGAAACGGAAATATTTATGATTTCTCGTTTATAATTTCTCATATTTTTTTTCTTTTATAGGATTATAAATTATGCCCCGACCAAAAGTATTAACCGTAAAAAAGATATATTCGGACGATGATATTAAGAAGAAAGAAGGTCATTGGTTTACAGAAGAAGATATTAAATATCCTATTGTAAATTCTAATACCGATGTTTATCGCTTAGATGATGAAGGGAATAGGCATTTGTTATTAAAGTTTAGAAAGAATTGTATACCTGATAATTTAATCAAGATCGGTTGGGATTCATACAAAGATCTTGCTAAAGCTTCTAGGGGGAGAGGTGCTTCGGCGGGTCATATAGATACAACGAGTCAATACTGGTCAAAGAGAAAACTCGTTGGTACTAAGAAATGGTCAACGGGTTATTTAAACCCTTTGGGATTAGAAATGTATGAGTCATTGTCTCCCTTAAGTGAAACTGAATTAAAATCAAAATGTTCTGAATTAGAGATCAACTATAAAGATGATTTAGATAAAGAAGAATTAATACATTTAATCATAAAAAAACAAGATGGTGTATCTAAAATGAAAGTGAATAATCAGGTTGCATCCAATCCGATAGGATTTTACGAAGAAGGAAAGAATTTCGCCGATCTACCATGTCGCTTAACTCATTTCACAAGGACTAATTTTGAAAAATATAACGAAGGCTTACCATTTATTCAGCACATTGATAAGTTATTTCAGAAATTAATACCAGAGTCTCATCAGAAACAATTAATGAGAGCAGACGAAAAACCTCATTTAAAAATACCCGCTACATCTTTCTCAACGGTGACAATTAATAGAAACTTTAGAACAGCATCACATAGAGACGCAGGAGACTTTAAAGATGGTTTTGGTAATTTAACAGTGATTGAGCGAGGTAAATATCACGGTGGTTATACGATCTTTCCTCAGTATGGTGTGGCGATAGATCTAAGAAATAATGATTTTGTGGCGATGGATGTTCATCAATGGCACTGTAATACTGCGTTATATGAAACAGAAGAAGATAAAATATTCAATGAATCGTTAGAAATCGCTTTTAAAGATAATCCTAAAGTCGGAACTGTCGGTATCTATGAGAAATATACAAGGATATCATTTGTCTGTTACTTGAGAGAAAAGATAGCAACATGTCCCGATGAAATTGATCCAAGATTTCTAACTAAATCAGGTCACTCAAAAATTAAAGTATAGTAATTTTATTTTATATATATATATGCCACGAAAAAAAGAAGGTCAAAAACTTATTGAAGAAGCCCAAAAATTGTATACCCAAAAAAAATATTCAGAGGCTCTGGCTAAACTGCGCGAAGCTCGCAATTTACCAGCTTGGAATTTGTACTCTGATACCTGGCATGGTATTGAGGAAGACTTGCGCACTCGGATTGAACTCAGCCAGGGGGAAGATGCCGAACACGTCGTTCTAGCTGAGCCCGTCTTATTGGCCGAACCCGTACCTGTTGACAAGTACGAAGAAAGGGATGACCCCGAGAGAAGATTCGGTCATGGCTCAGACCCCGAGCCAGAACCGGAACCAGACCCCGAGCCAGAACCGGAACCAGAATATGTAGGAGGTCCCAGGCCTGATCTTCTGGGTTGGGAAAACGCGAC